AACATATTTGATGTTAGATACCAACTTAGATTAAATGATCTTTATGATTTCTCTTCAACGTCTGTAATCAATTATGATATAGTAATGAGACAATTAGATTTTTTAGATCATATATTAGTAGGTGAAAAACCAATAAGATTTAATCAACACGATAACAGATTATACATTGATATGGATTGGTCAAATGATTTACAAGAAGATGAATTTATTGTTATTGAGTGTTATAGAAAATTAGATCCATCTGTTTACACAGACGTTTTTGATGACATATATTTAAAAAGATATGTTACTGCTTTATTTAAAAAACAATGGGGCGCTAACTTATCAAAATTTAATGGGGTAACTATGATAGGTGGTGTAAGTTTAAATGGTCAACAAATTTACAGTGAAGCATTAACAGATATAGAAAAATTAGAAACAGAAATAAGATCCACATACGAGTTAAACCCTGCTATAATGATAGGATAATGCCATGCCAGTTAACCATTACTTTCAAGGCGGAAACGGCATAGGCTCAGCTGCTGAAAAAAAACTTTATGAAAATCTTATCATAGAGGGTCTTAAAATATACGGACATGACGTATATTATTTACCAAGAACATTAGTTAATAAAGATTTAATTTTAGGCGAAGATGTTGCGTCTAAATTTAACTCTGCTTATTTAGCAGAAATGTATATGGAAGCTCAGACAGGTTTTGCTGGCGAACAAGAAATAATTAATAAATTTGGTTTAGAAATTAGAGAAGACACAACTTTTTGTGTATCAAAAAGAAGATGGAATGATTTAGTTGATGACCCTGCTACACTAATTAAAACAGGTAGACCTAATGAAGGCGATATAATTTATATGCCTTTAATGAATAGTTATTTTGAGATACAGTTTGTTGAAGATCAGGAGCCATTCTTTCAATTAGGCAATCTACCTATTTACAAACTAAGAGTAACACGTTGGGAATACAGTTCAGAAAGATTAGACACAGGTGTTTCAGATGTTGACGCTGCTGAAGATAAGTATTCTTTAGATCAACTTGCTCATCAAATGAGTTTAGAAAATGAAGACGGCGCAATACTATTAGAAAACGATAGTGCTTCATCCGAAAATAATTATCTAATACTAGAAACATATAACTTACAAACTCAATCAACTTATGCTAGTAATAATGATTTAGACGCTCAAGCTGGTTTTGACACATCATCAACAGCAGATGACATATTAGATTTTACTGAACGTAATCCGTTCGGAGAGGTAGACTTTTAATGTTAGGAACATATTTTTACAACGAAAGTATGAGAAGAATGACTGTAGGATTCGGTCAAATCTTTAACAATATACAAATCAAAAGAAAAGATAGTAATGGTAGTGTTGTTCAATCAATTAAAGTGCCATTAGCTTATGGTCCTAAAGAAAAGTTTTTAGTCAGATTAGATCAACAATCAAGTTTAAATAATAGAGAGTTTGCTATTACTTTACCTCGTATGGGTTTTGATATTGCTGGTATTACTTATGACGCAAGTAGAAAGTTAACTAGAACACAAAAATTTAAAAAAGTAAAATCAGATACAGATGGTAAAATATTAGATTATAATTTCTCACCTGTACCATATAATATATCTTACAATTTATATTCTTTCACAGCGAGTGCTGAGGCAGGTTTACAAGTAATAGAACAAATATTACCTTATTTTCAACCTGACTTTACTGTAACTGTAAATGTAATACCTGAATTGGGTATTAAGAGAGACGTGCCAGTAGTTTTAAATACTGTTACTTATGAAGACACTTATAATGGTGACTTCACACAAAGAAGATCCGTTATCTATACATTAAATTTTACAGCTAAAATGTACTTATATGGACCGTCTAATACTCAAAAAGTTATTAAAACAGTTCAGTCTGATTTATATTCAAATACAGATACAACAAATAAAACAAGAGAAGAAAGAATTACAGTAACACCTAGTCCTACAACTGCTAACGCAGATGATGATTTCGGTTTTACAACTTCAATAGATTTCTTTGAAGATGGCAAAAAATATAACGTGACAACAGATAGTGATGAATAATATGACAAAACTAGAAGATACAATGAATGAGATATTAGGTATAGATAGTAAACAACCAGTTGTTCAAAAAGAATTTAAACCTGCTGTACCTAGAGTAGAAAAAAAAGAAAGTCCAGATGTAGATAATGATTACAAATATAGTAGAGAAAACTATTATAATCTTATTGAAAGAGGACAAGAAGCAATTGAAGGTATATTAGATATTGCGAGAGAGGGTCAACACCCTAGAGCATATGAAGTTGCTGGTCAATTGATAGGACAAGTAGGTCAAACAGTAGATAAATTACAAGACTTACAAAAGAAACTAAAAGATTTAAAAGATTTGCCTAAAACAGCAAACGCACAAATTAAAAATGCTTTGTTTGTAGGTTCTACTGCTGAATTACAGAAAATGTTAAAAAATGAAAATATTAAAAGCAAAAACATCACACCCAAAGAAACAGACGTTTCAGATAAGTAAATTATCATTTATCAATTATTACTTAGAATATAATACTGGTATTATAAAAGATATATATAATAAGGGTATTATGAATGATCCTATCGAAATAGAAAAAAGAAAAATAAGTGAAGTGCCTAGATTCGGTGCTGTAGGTGTGAAATATAAAGAAAAAGATTTAGTTGTATTAAAGGGTAGTCAAAGAATAACTACCGCCATTAAACTAGGGTGTACACATATTGAAGGAGTAATAATAAATGAGTGATGTTGTATCTGTTGTAACAAAAAATAAAGATAAAGATGAAGACGGAAGAATTATAAAAATTTATGATAACTTTTTAGATCATAATGATAGAGACAATTTAGAAAATGGATTATTTAATGAGACTTTTCCGTGGTACTACAATAAACATACAGTTTATCCAGGTAACAAGTATTTTAAAAATGATGAGAAAAATTTATATGACAATGATCAGTTTACTCATGGTTTTACAGTGGGTAATAAAGTAAATTCTGATTACGCTAATCTAGCATTAATGGTGTGGACTAACTTTTGTAATAAAGTAGGTAACAATCATTATCAAGTATTAAGAATGAAAGCAAATTTAGTTTTTTCAAATAATAAAATGAGTAATAATTCTTATTCAATACCTCACATTGACTTAGACGAAGAACATCAAACTTTAATTTATTATGTAAATCATTGTGATGGTGATTTGTTTTTGTTTAGTAAAGATGATTCTGATAATGTTAAAAAAAGAATTGAAACTAAAAGAGGTAGATTAGTTTGGTTTAAAGAGCCAATATTACATGCTGCTGGTCATCCTAATTTATTTGATAAAAGATGTTCAGTAGTTATTAACTTTAAGTAAAACATATGAGTGACGCATATTTAGGAAACCCTAATTTAAAAAAAGTAAATACTCCACAAGAGTTTACTAAAGAACAGATATTAGAATATCAAAAGTGTAGTAATGATCCTCTGTACTTTATGGAAACTTATGTACAGATTGTATCACTTGATGAGGGTCTTATACCTTTTAAAATGTATGACTTTCAAAAACGTATCGTAAAAACAATACACGAAAATAGATTTACTATTTGTAAACTGCCTAGACAGTCAGGTAAATCAACAACAACTATTTCTTATCTATTACATTATGCGTTGTTTAATCCTAATTCAAATATTGCTATACTTGCCAACAAAAGTTCTACTGCTAGAGACATATTAGGAAGACTACAACTTGCTTATGAAAATTTACCTAAGTGGTTACAACAAGGTGTACTTAACTGGAATAAAGGTAATATTGAATTAGAAAACAAATCAACCATAGTTGCTGCTGCCACATCTTCAAGTGCTATTCGAGGAGGTTCATATAACATTATATTCCTTGATGAGTTTGCTTTCGTTCCAGCAAATATTGCTGAACAGTTTTTCAGTTCAGTTTATCCTACAATTTCATCTGGTAAAAAAACAAAAATGGTTATTGTATCTACTCCTCACGGAATGAACATGTACTATAAATTATGGATGGATGCTGACAGTGGAAGAAATGATTACATACCGATAGAAGTACATTGGAGTGAAGTTCCTGGTAGAGATGAAGAATGGAAAGAAGCAACTATTAGAAATACAAGTCCTGAGCAGTTTCAGTCTGAGTTTGAATGTGAGTTTTTAGGTAGTATAGATACTTTAATATCACCATCAAAAATTAAAACTTTAGCTCATAAAACACCTATTGAGTCAAACGCAAGTGTTGATATTTACGAGAGACCTATAAAGAATCATACT